TGGCGACCGTCCGGAATGGTTCAAGGAAAAATACAAGTCGGTCGCTGACCAGGCTAAGGCGTATGCCGAGCTGGAAAAGCGATTCGGTGGATTCACTGGCGCACCAGAAGGCGACTATGAATTGACCCTGCCTGAAGAAGTCGAAGGCGAATTCGACATGGAAGATCCACGACTATCCTGGTTCATGGAGACTGCGAAAGAATCCAATATGTCCCAGGATACGTTCAACAGATTGCTGCATGGCTGGATTCAGCACGAAGTCGGCCAGGAAACGGTCAATGCCGAGCAGGAATTGCAGGCACTTGGCGCAAATGCACAGTCACGTTTGAAAAACCTGGGCGATTGGGGCCGGGCGAACCTGGACCCGCAGCAGTTTGATGCAATGCGTCAGCTGGCAACCACCGCTGCAGGCGTCCAAGTCCTGGAAGCGATCGTCTCCAAGACCCGCGAAGCCAAAATGCCGAGCGGAAATGAGACCATTAAGGTTGGAACAACTGAACAAGAGCTGCGCGAAATGGTCGCAGACCCGCGTTATCAATCTTCGGCGGCATATCGCAAAGAAGTCGAACGCAAATATCAGGAGTTTTACGGCACACAACCGTATCAAAACGTGGTTTAATGCTCGCACCATATCCATGGTGGTCGAGTTAGATCCGGATTCCTACTCTCGCAGGTCTCCTCCAGCACTGTCCGGATCAAATTGTCCCCGCTTCGGCGGGGATTTTTTTTCGTTCGTTCAACGACCGTTGACACAATCCACCCGAATGGTAATATCCAAATCAATCCAGCCTACGGATACCTCCTTTTTAAGGAGCCCAATAAAGGCGGGTAACTCGGCCCGAAAGTCGGACACCCGAAAAGAACCTTAATTGGAAACTACTGAAAAAAGGAGGACGCTATGTCCCTTTCACTTTCTGCAGCTGCGCAGCAGCTATTTGACTCAGAAGTGAAGCATGCTTTTCAGACTGCAGGCTCACTTCGTAACACTGTAACTATCCGTAACGGCGTTAACGCTGACGTCTATAAGTTCCGCAAAATGGGCAAGGGTCTGGCTAACCAGAAACCTTCCCAGGCTGACGTAACTCCGATGGACGTAAGCCATTCGCTGATCTCATGCACCCTGGAAAACTGGAATGCACCTGAGTACAGCGACATTTTCGACCAGGCTGAAGTCAACTTCGACGAGCGTCGCGAGCTGGCTACCACCATCGCTGGTGCTCTGGGTCGTCGTCTCGATCAGCTGATCATTGATGCGCTGGCTGCTGAAGCCTCTCCGGCTGGCACCATTGCTCACGGCTCTGCAGGTATGACCTTGACCAAGCTCATTCAGACTTCAAAGTACCTGAATGACAAGGGTGTACCGTCAACCGGTCGTCACTTCGCTGTTTCTGCTGCTGGTCTCGAAGACCTGCTTGGCGACAGCACCATCACCAGCGCTGACTACAACAATGTCCGCGCTCTGATGATGGGTGATATCGATACCTTCATGGGCTTCAAGTTCCACGTTGTTGAAACTCGTAGCGAAGGTGGCTTGCCGCTGGTATCTACTACCCGCGAAGGCTTTGCATGGCACGAAACTGCTGTTGGCCTGGCTATCGGTATCGACATTAAGACCGAAGTCAACTATGTGCCGCAGAAGACCTCTTGGCTCTGCAACGGCATCATGAAGGCTGGCGCTGTCTCCCGCGATGGTGACGGCATCGTTTCCGTTTCCTGGACTGAATAAGGGAGAAAGACAATGGCTTACTCGCATCCTTCACTTGTGCAGCTTGGCTCTGCCAATAGCAACGCACCGCGCGTGTGGCTCTACAGCACTACTGATACTGCTGCAGACGTCAACACCGAAGGTTATTTCAACGATGCTTCTGCTGACCTCCAGGTCGGTGATTTCATCTTTGCAAATACTTCGACCGGTGGCACTTTGGTAGCAACCATCTTCTATGTTCTGTCTAACGCTTCTGGCGTGGTGGACGTAAATGATGGCACTACGTTGGCAAATACTGACTCCGACTAAGGCGTCAGTGCCAATGAGCTAACCTGGGGTGGGGCAGCGGTCTTCGGGCTGCTGCCCCTTTTAATTTGAGGATTCAGAATGGCAACCGATATTTCAATGTGCTCGAATGCTCTGCTTTTGATTGGGCATTCAACCATCGCGAGCTTCACTGACCCAGGCGCGGGCGCAGAAGTAGCGTCGAATCTGTACGAAACGACCTACGAAAACATGCTGACCCTGCACCGTTGGCGTTTTGCCAGCGCAAAAGCGCAGCTGTCACGTCTTGTCAGCTCGCCGCTAAACGAATGGGATTACGCATACACGCTTCCGGCAAATTACTTGACCATGATCAAGCTCTATCCGGAAACCGACTTCGAGATCTACGAAAACCTGTTGTACTCAAATGAGCCAACAGTTTCGATTGATTACATTTTCAAGCCTGATGAATCACGCCTGCCGGCCTATTTCGTCAAGCTCATGGAGTTTCACCTGGCCGCACAGTTTGCGATCCCGGTGACTGACAACACGTCAAAAGCTGAAGAATATCGTCGGATGTTTGAGGACCAGCTGCGTCGTTGCAAGTTCATCGACTCCCAGGCACGTCCGCAAGATCCGATTATGGATTCTCCGTTTATCGAGGTGAGGGCATAACATGCCGCGCACGCTGAACCTGCAGACCAATTTCAACAGCGGCCTGCTGGACCCGCGCTTGCATGCGCGCACCGACATCAAGCATTACTACCAGGGCGCAGCAGAAGCGACTAACGTCGTCTCTAGCCCACAAGGCGGACTGAAGCGTCGTCCTGGTTTGCGGTATATCGATGAAACACTTGGCGTTGCGCGCCTGGCTGCGTTTGCATTCAACGTCGAACAAAACTATCTGATGGTGTTCACCGAGAACAACATCGCGGTGTACAAGGACGATGTTTGGCAAGCTGACATCACCACTACCTACGCCGAATCCGAGCTGTTTGAGCTCAACTGGACCCAGTCTGCGGACACCATGATCATCGTGCATGAGAATCATGCGCCGGCGACCCTGGTGCGTGGGGCGACGCACAGTAGCTGGACTTTGTCGGACATTACGTTTGACATCAAACCTACTTACGATTTCGACCAGGATTACGACGCAATCACGTTTACGATCGGCACTGGCGCTGAAACAGCGGATAAAGTCGGCAGCAGCGTCACGGTTACAGCATCAAGCTCAATTTTCACGGCTGCAGATGTTGGCGGATATTTCGAAAGCCTGGACGGTGGAAACCCTGGGATTGGGCGCATCACTGCATACGCATCAGGCACGTCAGTCACAATCGAAGTGCTCGAAGCCTGGGACAATGCGACCGGCAACAGCGTCATTGGCACCAAGGTTTTGTTTGAAGAACCAGTCTGGACCGCAACTTACGGCTGGCCAAAGACCGTAACCTTTCATGAAGGACGCCTGTATTTCGGTGGCAGCACCTCCAGACCACAGACCGTATGGGGATCGAAGTCAAATGACTTCTACAATTTCGATCGTGGCACTGGTTTGGATGACGATTCGATCGACATTACCCTGGACACAGACCAAGTCAACGCAATTCGAGCTATTTTTGCTGGTCGTCACTTGCAGATCTTTACGTCAGGCGGCGAGTTTTACATGCCAGATTCGCCGATTACTCCTGCAGCCAGCACTGTAAAACGCCAGACTTTGTTCGGATCGGGCCTGATCCCGCCGAAATCCATTGATGGCGCGACCTTCTTCATCGATCGCACCGGCAAGGCGGTCCGCGAATACCTCTATACCTACACCGAAGAAGCCTACACTGCGCCGACAGTCTCGCTCCTGGCGACGCATATTCTGAATTCTCCGGTCGATATGGATGTGCTCCGTGGGTCTCCGGATGACGATGCGAATTATCTGTACCTGGTGAATGGCGACGGTACTGTCGCAGTGTTCAACACCTTGCGCGCCCAGGAAGTGGGCGGTTGGAGCTATTGGCAGACAGCTGGCCAGGTCGAATCGGTCGCGGTTGTGTTCGATGAAGTTTATTTTGTGGTGAAGCGCACGATTGATGGCACTGATTACCGCTTTATCGAAGAAGCTGACAAGACCTATTACATGGATTGCTCAGTCAAACAGACCTATGGCAGCCCAACTGCGACGATTACCGGCCTGATTCACCTGAATGGTGAGGAATGCCGGGTCAAGGCGGATGGCGCAGTCATGGCGAATGCAACGCCAGCCAGTGGCAGCATTACCCTGGTGCGCACTGCGTCAGAAGTCGAAGTCGGGCTCGATTTTGACATTCAGATCAAGACCATGCCGATGAACATTGACCTGGCAGACGGTCCGAGCTTGACCCGAAAGAAGCGTATTACCCGCGTCGTGCTGGATTTGTATCAATCTCTGGGCGTTTTTGTGAATGGAAAACGTATTCCGGATCGCCAATTCGGCACTGGAATCCTGAATAATGTTCCGCAGCCATTTACTGGCATCGAAGAAATTTACCTGAATGGCTGGGATCGTCTGGCACAAGTAACAATTACACAACAAGACCCGCTGCCGTTGATGATCTTGGGTCTAGCGATCGAAGTAGAGGTTTGATATGGGCGATTTTGTAAAAGTAGCGGCAGGCGCAGCAGCTGGATATTTTGCAGCGCCATACTTAGCCGGGCTTGGCGCAGCTGGTGGCGCGGCTGGGGCCGGTGGCGCAACAGTGACCGGCACAACGATGGTGGGAGGTCAGGCGCTTACTACGGTAGGCAGCGCATTGGCCCCAACTGCAGCAGCCCCTACCTTCCTTGGCTTAACCTCCGCAACCTGGGCTGGCATCGGAACCGGCATGACCGCGCTGACATCGATCCGCGCCGGCCAGGCAGAAAAAGTCGCGATGGACATCGCTGCAGATCAGGAAAAACAAGCTGCAATTTCCCGCGAAGTCGCGCGCAAGCGTCGGCTGGTATCCGCAATCGCAACACAAACCGCAGTGCGCGGGGCAATGGGGACGACCCTGACCGGATCGCCGGCATCGATGATTCTGTCTGACATCCGCGCAGCAGAATATGATCGCACCATAGCTGCAGGCACGACGGCATCGAGAGTTTCGTCGCTACAGCAAGAAGGCAAATTTGCGCAACAAGCTGGATATGCCAGCGCTGGTGCGTCTCTCTTAGACTTTGGATCAAGGATGGCGGCTCGTGGCTGAATTACCAAGATACCAACAAGTTGAGACCTATGAACCTGCGCGCCCATCAATGGGCCAGGCGCAAGCGCTGCAGTCTCTGTCACAAAAACTAGCCGCTTTCACCCAGGGCCAACAGCGCCAGGCAGATATTTTTGCTGCCCAGGAAGCAGAACGTGCAGGACAAGCAGCAGCTGCCGGCAAGAAAGGCGGCGTTGAAATGCGCCAGCCAGGCACCATCCGGGCGGATGCCTTCAACAAAGGGGCTTTGATGGCCCATGCTGCGGCGATCCAGACCGACATCCGTGAGACTACGGCTCGCCTGGAGACGACATTTGCGACAAATATGGAAGGTTTCCAGCAAGCGCTGGATTCCTACAAAGAAGGATTGTTTACTCAGATCGATCCGATGCTGCGTCCCTACGCAGAAACTGACATTAACCAATACGCCGCCTCATCCAGAACGCGCATTTTTAACGCAACATTTGCGCAGCAAATGGAAGAAAACCTGGCAGAAATCAACAAAGCCGCCGAAGGTTTGACCGGCGATGCCATGCGCGCCTATCGCGAAGGCGACCTGGAAGCAGCAGCAACTGCCCAGGAAAAACTGTTTTTCACCTGGGAACAGGGCGTAATTGAAGGCGTCCTGGATCGCGGCAAAGTCGATCAAGCTCGCGCTGCATTCGACAAAAACGCAGACCAGAACTGGATTCTGGGCGAATTCGACCGCGTGTTGCGCAACGAAGGTATCGATGCGGCAACCAAAGCATTCGACAAATTCCGCGGTGAAAAGACCAAAGACCTGACGCCGGAAGCCAAGGATCAAGTCCTGACCAGGATGCAGACCTTGATGAGCGCAGAATATACCCGCCAGGGCCGCGAGGCAGCGCTGGTACGCGCCGAACAGGAAGCCAGGGAGAAGATGGTCAAGGGCCAGGTTGATAGCGTCAAAAAGGCACTGACGGCCGGCAACATCCCGCCGAATATCGATGACGTGTTGCAGCAGGCAGAAGGCACCAAGTATTACGCCGAGCTGCAGACTGAGCTTGCTATTGCGCGCCAGACATCAGACTTTGCCATGCTCAATCCGGATGCCCAGGCAGCGGTAATCACGCAGATGAAATCCCGCAAAGATCTGACTGGCGAAGAAGTTGCGCTCCTGGATCGTTACGAAAAGGCCCACAATTACGTCATGGAGGGATTGAACAAAGATTCATTTTCCCTGGCAGTCGAGCAGGGCTATATCAACAACGTCCAGCCGCTAGATCTCAACAACCCAGAATCGATCGAAATGCGTCGGATGCAGGCAGAAACTGCCAGCGCAATCTATGGTCGTCGCGTCTCTCCGATCTCCTCTCAGGAGGCTGCGCAGTTTACCGAGGCAATGGTCCGCGGCACCGCAGATGAGCAGCAGGCGATGATGCAAAGCATGGTCACAGGTTTTGGCGATCAGACCATGGACGTATTTGATTCGATGTTCAAGGAAGGCGCTGGCAGCTATGCCATCGCTGGCGGTCTGATGATGGAAGGCCGGCCAAGTGTCGCGCGCAATGTTTTCCTGGGCATGGAACAGATGAAGACCAACAAAGAGATCATTGCCAAGGATTTCGACCTGGAATTTGGCAATGGTGTCGGCAACGTATATGCGATGACGCCAAAGCACATGGGCGCGCTGCGCGATGCAACTCGCGCTTTGTATGCGCAAAAAATGGCAATGCAGGGCATGTTTGCTGAAAAAGAAAATGTCGATTCGGCAACTTTGCAGGAAGCGATCAACGAAATCACTGGCGGGATCGTAGTGATTGAATGGAATGGATCGGGAATTTTCTCGGACGACAATTACAAAATCGAAGCGCCAGCGCCAGGTATGGATGACAGTGACACCGAAAATTGGTTGTCCGGCATCACTGCGGGACATATCGAAGCCATGGGCGGCACGACCGGAATCAGCAGCGCTGACGTAGCTGAATTGGTCAGCGAGCAGCGCGTTCAGCTGATCAGCATTGGCGCAGGACGCTATAACCTGCAGACTTACACTGGCAATTTCATCATGGATCGCAATGGCAATCCTTTTGAATTGACCTACAGCAAGGACATGGCTGACACCGAAGTCGGCAAGCCGGAGCCAGTGCAATGATAAATTTCGATAGCCGCGGCCGGCAGAACATGGCCGATTACGCCAAGCGCGTACCGGCTACCGAAGAAACTGATGCGCCGATCGGATGGGGCGAAGCCACAATGGCCCAGCTGCGCACGATCTGGGCAGAAGACATCACTGGCCAGCCGGCCAGAATTAGCCAGGGATTCATCGTCGATCAGCTGGAACGCATGAAGGAATACGATCCTGAGATCATGCCGGACCCCTATACTTTCACCGGCGCGGCAATGGATCAGACTGGTACGGCAATCGCTGTCGCTTACCAGGGATATTACGGTTCAAAAAATGTAACTGAGCGAATCAACAAGCTCAAAGAAATGTACCCAGACCAGGGCTTCATGACCTGGGACGAGCTTCAGAAAAACGAGATCAATCCGTATTTTGCCAAGCTGCGCGAAGATGCGCAGACAAAGTCCATGCGTCAAGGCGCAGGTGCTAGGGTGACATCCCAGCTGGCAGCTGGATCGACCATGCTGGGCGACCCGATGATCGCGCCATTCTTAACACTAGGGGCGCCTAGTGTCATGGCAACGACTACACGTCAAATCCCAACAGTAGCGCTGAAGACGGCCGGAAAAGAAGCTGCGATTGTTGGTGCGGCAGAAGTGCCAGCCCAAACAATTGTAGCGATGCAAAAGCAGCAGATCGAAAGCCCCTATGGCTTAAAAGATGCGGTGGTCAACATCCTGACTGTTGCAGGTGGTGCAGGCATTTTGCGCGCTGGCGGATCGATTGTTGTTGATGTCATTGAAGTGCGTAAATTGGCGCAAGCCAAACGCGCTGCAGGCGGCAAACAAAATGAAGCGGAAGCGGACCTTCTTGAAGAATATGCTGATTTACAGGAAACCGCAGAAGGCGGCGCTGTTAGACCAGAAAATCAAGATATTCACCTAGAACAGGTTACTCGCGCAGAACAGGCATTGTCTGAGGGGCGCCCCCTGCCGATGGAAAATACCGATGGTGTTACCCAGCCGGCACAGAACAATTCACCAGTCGAGAGCTTCAATCCGCAGGACATCCTGGTTGATGCACAGACTTTCCAATTTAAGGCCGGCGGCGATGTAGCTGGCGTGACTGAGCGCCTAAAAGGCGTCGAGCGCTGGGACCCGGAGCTGGCTGGTCTAGTCATGGTCTGGGAAAACCGCGCAGGTCAACGCTATATCGTCGATGGCCACCAACGTCTAGCTCTGGCCAAGCGCGCAATCGCTGCAGGCCAGCCGGTAGATGAGGTCACTCTGAATGGCTTTATCTTGCGTGAAGCGGACGGTGTGACAGCCGGTGACGCACGTCAGCGCGCAGCCATGAAAAACATCGCAGAAGACACTGGCAGTGCTGTCGATATTGCCAAAGTACTGCGCGAAATTGGCGGCGAAGAAGGTCTGATGAAAATGCCGCAGATCCCGCTGACATCGGCCAAGGTCCGAGACGCGCGTGGTCTGAGCAATCTTGAAGATGAATCCTTCATGATGGTTGTCAATGATCTGATCGACACTCGCTATGCAGCAGTCGTCGGCGATTTGATCACCAAGGCGGATGAACAGCGCGCGATCATGAGCGCCCTGATCAAGAATCAGCCGAACAATTTGAACCAGGCGCGAATCATGGTGAATGCCATGCGTGAAGCCGGATTTGAAAAGCGCGAAACCATGGACCTTTTTGGTGGCCAGGAGCTCACTGAAACCTTGTTCAAAGAACGCGCCCAGGTCATCGATTACATGATGCGCCAGGTGAAGCAGGACAAACAGGTCTTTTCTGGCCTGGAACGTAATGCGGACCGTATTGTCGGCGCAGGCAACATCCTCGATCGAGAGGCCAACATTGAGAGGTTTACCCAAGATGAAAGAACGCTCGCAGCGCTCACGTCCCTTGCTAACGTTAAAGGGCCTATCTCAGACGCGGTCGGAGAAGCAGCCCGCCGAGTCAAAGCAGGAGAATCTGTCGCAAGCGCGAGCAGAGATATTCTCCCCGCCATTAGACAACAGGCAGCTGCGGAATATCGTCCTCGGCCTAGAGATGGCGCAGAAAGACCTGCAGTCGAAGCCCCAACGCCCGAAAGAGGAAAGCCAGTAGAGCTGCAAACGCTTGACCCGCGTACAGTCAAAATTGTAGAGCGCGAATTCAAGCAAAAACAGTTTGGCCGGACCGTTGAGCAACATCATGCTGCAGCCAAAAAACTCCAAACGCAATTAGCTCGCGTCGGGAATGAGCTGCAGAAAAACCTTGGAGAGCGCATTGTCTTCCTGAATCCTGGCGTCAAGAAACTTGACACGACCATGGAGAAACTTGCGCGCAAGGGATACACCGATCCAGGCGAACTGACCGATGTCTCGCGTGTTGGCTTTGTGGTCAAGGATACAGCGGACATTCCTGCAATCCGCGAACGCATCGCACGCAATTACGAAGTCTTAGATGAAGGCTTTGTGATGAAAGCCAGCGGTTATTACGACCAAAAAATGCTGGTCCGGGCCAAAGATGGCACCATCGGCGA